GGTCGCCCCGACAAGCGGAACGATCCCGCCGTAGTGGAGATGCTGATCCAGTATATTACTGCCGGGAACCCCTACGAAACTTGCTGCTACTTGGCTGGCGTGGACGCCACTACGTTCCGGGCATGGATGCGGCAGGGCAAGGAAGCGCCGGATGGCACCTTCGCCCGGTCTTTCTACATGCGCGTGAAGAAGGCTGTCGGCGAGGCGTGCCACCGCAATCTCATGCGTATTCAGAAGGGGACTTCGAGCTGGACTTCGTCAGCTTGGTTCCTTGAGCGCAGGTTCCCTGAGGAGTTCGGCAGGAAGGACAATCTCCGTCTCGGGACAGACCAACAGTCTCCCCTGATGATGGGCGTTGTGACGGCGTCCGCCGATGACAAAGTCATCTCCCAGAGGGGCGCGGTCGCCGCCCTGAAGGCCGTCCTTCAGCGTCGTCCAGATTTGCTCGTGGATGTTTGAACGTCGGTCAATTAAACGGGTATGAAGGTAGACAAGGACGGCGAGCCGGTTTCCGTAGAGGCACCGAAGGAGGAGAATCTGGTCGATGACTCGATCTTCAGCGACACGGAGTTCGAGGCAGTGATGGGCACGATCCTGCGGGCCGCGAAGGAGGATTTCCCTTCGTTCCTGCATACGGTCTGGCCTCAGGTTCCGGGCGAGAAGTCGGCCTACGTCATCTCTGCGTTCCACCAGTATCTGGCAGAGCTTGTGCAGGACGTAGCCACAGGGTTGCGCTCGCCTAACCAGTCGGTCTCGGTCCCGCCACAGCACGGTAAGAGCCGCCTGCTTTCCGTTCGTGCCGTGGCGTGGATCGTTGGCCATTCTCCGGGGATTCACATCGCACTGACCGGGTTCAACTTCTCGCTGCTTGCCGACTTCCTTCGCGAGATAAAGGACATCATCGCCTCCCCGATTTACCACATGATCTTTCCGGGGGTCACTCCGATTGAGGGCTACAACCGGCAGGGTTCGGTCATGTTCTCCAACGGGACTTCGGTGCAGGTCACATCCGCTGGATCGAAGTTGACCGGTCGCCGGGTTGACTGGCTGATCATTGACGACCCGCACGCGGGCCGGTTCGAGGCCGAATCCCCCGGAGCCCGGAAAAAGGTCGAGCAGTGGTTCTATGGCGACTGCATCTCCCGCCTCTCCCCCGACGCCAAGGTCTTCCTCGTGTCCACTCGATGGCATGTCGAGGATCTCCACGGAGTCGTGACCGATCCGAAAAACACCGAGGCTCTGGTCGAGGCCGGATTCTCAGATCAGCTCTTTGAGGTTACGAACCTGCCAGCCATCGCCGAGTCGGACGATGATCCTTTGGGTCGAAAAATCGGAGACGCCCTCTTCCCGGAACAGCGCCCGGTCCGGTTCCTTCAAGCCGTCAAGTTGAAGATGCCGGGATTCGAGTGGGATTCGCAGTATCGCGGAGATCCGCGGATGTCCATGGGCGAGGTTGTCGATGTCGCCAAGATCCGGCGGATCGAGTTGTCCGAGGTTCCTACAAACGTGGAGTGGTATCGAGGATGGGACCCGGCTATTACTGATAGCACAGCGGCTGACTTTACTGCGGGTGCCCTCTGTTGCTGCGTCCGCGACCGCAAGGGTGAGGTGCTCGAATTCTACGTCATCGACATGGTCTACGGCCAGATGGCATGGGCGAAGATGCGCTTTACGGTGGTCGAGACTGCGAAGAACGACCTACGCCGCGGGGTTGCTTGTCGCCGGATGGGCCTTGAGGGCGTGGGCGGTTTCAAGGCCGTGTTCGAGGATGTGAAGCGTGAGCTGTCGGGTCAGGTCAAGGTAGAGCCTCGGAACTTCCGCGGAGGAAAGTTGCTGCGGGCGCAGTCGTGGCTGAATCTCGTCGAAGCCGGGCGCGTCTCCATCGTCAAGGCCCCATGGAACAAGGATTTCCTGCTGGAGTTGGAGCGGTTCCCTCTCGGGAAGCACGATGACATGGTGGATGCGGTGTCGATTGCCAAGGAGGGCCTCGACGACTATCCGCGGATTATGCTGGCTTGATCGATTGGACATTTGTCCGCAGGTCAAACTCTCTGTAAATAATTCTTGCAAAGGTCCGGGGCATCTGCCATCCTCAGTTTGCAGTGGGAATGCTCCCTGCAAAACACCATGAATGATCAAGTCATAGCAGCAGGTTCCCAGCTTTGCGCCGTCGCGGAGTTGCTGGGAGTGGATATCCCCGGAGTCTTCGCCGCGGTCGAGGCCCTGAAGGTAAGGCCGAGAGGCTACCTCGTCTTCACGACCCACGACGGGGATGAGCTGGATGCCACCTTCATCCCGGAAGACCAGACCGAGGTTCTTGATATCATCCGCGCAGTGCATGACACGGAGAGCATGGAGAGTGCGGTCGGCGCGTTCAACGAGTGGACGGACCAGTATTGGGATAGCGAGACGGACACGCTCTTGGTTACTCAGTGGAAAACTCAGACCTACTGCAACGAATCATGGCCCTTCAATGACATGGAAATCGTCGGAACCCTCTATCTACTCGTCTACTGACATGAGTTCCCAAATCCCACTATCCCAATGCCCTTGCTGCGGATACGCGCAGGAGGTGGCTACTTCCCCGGACGGCAAGCAAGCGCCTGAGCCCGGTGACATTTCGATCTGCCTCGCGTGCTCTACGGTCAACCAGTTCGACGAGTCGCTGAAGATCGTTCCGGTTTCCAAGGAGATACTGAAAGAGATCATGTCCAGTGGAATAGGCGACCAGATCCGGCGGATGCAAATCCTCGCCGCAGGGATCGACATCCCATCACGGCCATGACTATTCCGCATCTAATTTCCGACGATCATGCCTCCGCGGTGCTTACTTCCCTTACTCATCTCGTGGTGACGGCAAAGCGCGGGAAGAGCCCGTGCGGGCGCGAGGCGTTCGCCCTTACCGTGACGAGGATGTCCGGCGAGGTCTACGTCTCCGCTGATGCCTCACTGAAGGATCTCCTAGCCGTCGCTCCTGCGGTCAGGCGCTATTTCTTGGAGGCGCGTGAGGATCATGCGTGGCGCTACAAGAAGCGTGGATCTTACCAGAAAACTTCCTAGGATGGAGAGTAGGTCCGGGGTCATCTGCTGTCCGGCCGGACCGCCTCCTGAAATTTCCAAACCAATCGAATGAAAGAAGCCGACCAGAGAATAGCCATCGCCATCGCGGATGGATGGGTGCAAGACAAGCTGAGGGACTTCCTCTGGCACAAGGGGACCGAGACAGTGCCGACCGCGTGGCTCCCCAACTATCCGAAGGATCTCAACGCGATGCACGAGGCGGAGAAGCTAGACTCGCTGAACACCGATGACTACCGCGAGAATCTGGCTACGGTCTATGGTAGGGCGACTGCACGTTATGATTTCGAGCGAGCCAGTGCTGCTAATCGCGCCGAAGCATTCCTCCGCACCAAAAACCTCTGGGTCGAATGAGCATTAACCGCACCATCGTCCACACTTGGATCGCCGACTCGCCGCGGTGCTCCGTGCAGGCCAAGACCGAGAAGGGGGCTCGCCAGAAGATCCAGAAGCTCCACGGAACGAAAGCCATCAAGAACCTGCGGAGGGAGACTCCGCCATGATTATCGCAACTGGACATCCAGCCGCCTTACCGGTAGGGTGCCCCATGCCAATCGGCTATTCCTTCCAGTTCAAGCCAAACGAAATGGTCGCTGTCGCCAACGACGAGCTTGGCTCAGTCTGGTTCTGGTGTCCGGGGTGCCGGAACCTTCATAGGGCTACTACCAAAGGTGCTACCGTGTGGGAGTTTAGCGGCGATCCAGTGACGCCCACCATTACGCCATCGATCCTGACTACTACTCCGGTTGCGCCCGGAAGTCCCGGAGTGCCTACACGTCGCTGCCATCTCTTCATCGAACTTGGACAGATCCGGTTCCTGTCCGACTGCTGGCACGCCTTCGCGGGCAAGACCGTCCCGCTGTCCGTCCCCCACTGGATACGGCGATGAGCGCACTCGATCCGCTGCTGAAGTATTGGTCGCAGAAAGGGCTGGACGTTCCGCTGGTCTTCTCCGCGGATGCCCCCGACCTAGAGGGCAGAATCATGGCCTCCAGACGCGACGAGGCTGGCGTCGTTTATCTTCCCGATGGTCTTACCTCGCTTTGCGTCGGTGGCGTCCACACGGCACTCTCCGCGCTCAACCGCGGCCGGTGGCAGGTTCTTGCCCTCCTCTCGACTCCGGGAGCGTCCGGAAAGCGCCGACGCGGCGATCCGGTTGACATCGAAGCCTCAGGGCTCATCGTCGGCGAGCCCTCTTCCCGCCTGCCTCACCCGAACGGTGAGATTCTAATCTACCAAAGAACCAGACCCATGAATATCGACATCACGCAAGGCCCGATCAAAGGTCTAATCGCCGCAACCAGAACAACGTCGAAGCCCGGAGCAATCGGGGCGTGGCTGGACTACTACCTGCGGTTTTGCGAACGTGCGGTGGTCCTCGTCCACATGCATCCCGGAGATAGCTATGCGGACATTCAACGTGTCGTTGCCCCGCACGCTGACCGAGTGGTCCTGAAGTATTATACGTCTCCGATCTTCGACAACTGGAAGATGCTCGGAGTCCTTAGCGAAACGATCAAGGAGGAGACTGAAGGGTTCGCGGTGATCCATACCGACAGTGATGAGTTCCTGAGTAGCCTCTCCGTGGTGCAGGATGCAGTGCAAAAATTGTCCGATGGTCAAATCGACTATGCTCAGGGATGGATGGCGTGCCGACTCGCTCCGGGGTGCCACCTCTACTACCACGACAGCTACAGCTATGAGCAGTTGAAGAAAGTAGCCCCTGTTCGGTCGTGTGTGATCAAGGAATACGGAGCACCTAACTTGAAGGTGTGGCTTACTCGCTGGCCGATCCTCAAGATCCATGATCCGGAGGCTAGGTGGAAAGGTCATGGTTCGATGATGGCGCTGGATCATTTCAGGTGGACCCCTAACAATCTGGAAATCGCCAAGGAGAAGGCGTTCGCTTTCCTAGTTAGGCACGGGAATAGCGATACACATCACTGGGCTCGGGCCGAAGTTCATGCCGTAGAAAGGTCTCCGGAGTTCATCGCCGCCGCCAAGAAGCAGTTCCATCCGCTCTCTGATCGACTGGCCGGGTGGTTCAACTACCACGATGTCTACCGGCAGATCGCCGAGGAAGCTCCCGACGGTGCTACTTTCGTGGAGGTCGGTGTCTGGCGCGGCAAGAGCCTAGGATACATCGCGGAGTATGCCACGCTGCTCGGGAAGAAGCTGAACTGCATCGGATATGACCAGTTCAACCCTGCTTACCGTCTCGGAACTCCGGAGGCCGGGATGACCGCAGAATCGTGGCAGGAAGCCGTGCAGTTGGACTTGATTGAGTTCGCGCCTTGGAACTCCCCGGCGGTAGTGCGAGCCGATTCCGCAGATTCCGCCGAAATGCACGAGGATGGCTCAGTTTTCGCGGTCTGGATTGACGCCGGACATGAAGAGGCCGATGTGATTCGGGACGTTAGAGCGTGGCTGCCCAAGGTGAAGAGCGGAGGTATTCTGGCCGGTCACGACTACCATACCCATGCTGGAGTTCGTTCTGGCTTGAGGAAGTTGAAGCTGGACGTAAAGCCGGTCTCTCAGTCCTCGTGGTTCTACCGGGTGCCGTGACTTTTGCTGCCAGATACGGAATCTGCAACCGGATCAATCTCCTGATTGAGATGATGTGCCGTGGCAGGGGCGAGCTGCTCTGGGCTGTCAATGACCAGTGCTCCCTGCCCTTCGCCACTGCCTTTCCGGGGCTCGCCGGGAAGATCAACGTCACTGAAGTCGGCCCTTTCCCGAAAGGCGATTGCGTTTCGTGGCAGGTGGAGAGTGGATGGAGAGCGGAGAGGGTCGAGACGATGGCGCTCCGCGTGATGAAGGCCATGCACGGCTACACCGAAGCCGCGCCGGACAAGCTGGCGCTCCACGGCAGGTGGTTCCGCGGCGGGCGCGGCCCTACGGCGTTCTCCCGCGAGGTCAGTATGCGGTTTCCTCGCGAAGCCGAGGCTTTCCTGCTGTCTGACTGCTACCATCCACGCCTGAAGTTCCCTTGGCCGGTCATCCGGCAGAAATCCCCCTACATGCGCTACGACCGGGACCGGTCGAATCACGGAGACCAGCTTCTCTTTCTGGAGGATCTACACCGGCTGTGGCGGGCCGAGTTGGTGGTCACTCCATCGGAGGTGAGCACCATCACAGACATGCGGGGATTCCTCGGACGACCCACGTTGTTCCTCGGGCCGCGGTCGAGGAGGTCCGGGTGGTTGCTTACCGCCGAGTGCCGCTCGTTCGGGTGAATGGCAAGAAATAATTCTTGCAAAGGTCCATGGGTTCGCCATGCTGGCTGTTCCATGAAACGAAGGTGCTCCAAGCCCGAGGTTCCGGCCTCCCCTATCCCCGCCGAGATCCAGAAGATGATCGAGAATCAGGGGATCTACATCGGCTACGACCCGGCCATGCCCGGAGTCGAGGTTCCGATCCTCTCTTACGGGGGGAAGCTCTATTCCATGCGCTTCGATCAGGAACTAGACCCTACGCGCTTCATCGCGGAGACGAAATTCAGTGGCCCCTTCCGAAGTGGTGATTGAACGTCGGTCAAATTTTTCCACACTTTCTTCTTGTAAAGGTTCGCGGTGTTGATACCATGAGCGCACACCACGATGAATCTCCCATCACACCAATACGTAGATCTAGGCTATCTCGATTTCGACGAGATGACTGTGAAGCTCCACACTGTAGCCTTCGAGCCCAAGTGGGTGCAGTGGCAGGGGATGACTATCGTATGCAAGCCGGTAGATAGCCTCACTATGCTGCGCGAAGCTATCGTTTACTTCGCGGACAACCATATCGACGGAGTGTGCTCCGTAGATCGCATGTTCGAGTTGCAACAGGGCGAACCGCCAAAGGAGGTAAAGGCGGTCCGCAAGCGAGCGCCACTCCCACCGCCGCGGGTAGTTCGTAAGAGAAAGAGGTCCATCGATCTGCAACCGGAAGACGAGGTCGTGCTCGTCGAGCCCGAGCCGCCGGACCTCCCCTCCTTCTCGTATTTCTCGAAAGAGAACAGGCTGATCAGCAGGACCGTGGTCGAAGTCTTCTCCTGCAAGCCGGGGGTCGGTAAAAATCCGGACGGCTTTATGCTTGGGGAGGTGGGGGTGGAGCACCTGAAGGATCTCGCTTGTAGCGCCTTGGGCGCGGCCCGACCGCACTTCTTCCACTTGAACGGTATGCTTGAGTTGCTGGACTTGAGGGATGATTTCGGCGAACTGCGGGTGCTGGTCGAATTCAGCGGCGATTTCTGCCACAAGCCGCATCTCGATGACGCCTATGACCAAATCTCCTACCAGCTTGACCAGTATTTCAAGGGAATCTGGCAGGAGCAGTTCCTCTACTTGGAAAGCCGCGAGGAGTATAAGGAGCAGCAGCGCAAACTGTCCCTGCGCTCCGCCTCCGCGCCGAAGCCAGCCCGGCGGAAAATCGATCTGACCTTACCACTAGACTGACACAAACATGAACGAAACCACTAAAGAATACCGTGCGCTTGAGGGCGTTGAGACCAGAATCCTATCCGAGGAGGAGACGAGGATTCTGATCCAGCTTACTATCGCCGAGCAGCAGAAGGCCCGGACTTGGGCGGAAGCCGAGGAGTTTCTCCGCGGGCACATGCCAGCCATGATCTGCATCAAGCGGATGCAGGCGATGGGGGCTCGAACTGAGCCACGTCTGCACTCCCGAGACGGCCCTCTTCCTGATGCTGATGCCGGAGTTCGACCGTCCGGGTATCGCAGTGATGCTCGCTGCTTCCCTCGTGATGTGGTCCGCGGAGCTTGGGCGGGCGATCAACTTGACTGACGCTTGCATGAAATACTTCCCGAATGGAGTGCCAACCAAGAAAGGATACGACGACGTGTGGACATCCCAGAAGGTTACACCTATCGGAAAGTTGGCTTCGGATAACCTGCTCGACACCCGAGAATGGTGGAGCCCTTACCTCGCCAAGATCATCGAACGCCAAACTCCGAAGATCAATGGGACTCCTGAAGCGTAATGCCGCGCTGGATGCTAGGAGCACTAAGGCGCGCTCTTTGCGACTCGTGCCTGTGCCGGGTGGCGTGATCCTCTGCCAAGCAGGAAACGAGGCCGCTGCGCTCCAGCAATACCCATCCCTGCTCCCCGTCAAAGCCATCAGAAAACGAACTAAATTATGAAGACCAAAACAACAGATCCTGTCGTCCCTCCATCGCAGCGCATCAAACTGGAGAACGGGTCGATCTTCCTCATGCCTCCGGGCTATCAGGACACGCACCTACACCGCATCCCGAGGCACGACCTCCCGTGTGGGCCTCGCGTGTCGCTCACTTTCCGCACGTTCAAGTAATTGTCCGCCGGTCAAACCCGAGTAAATAAACGAATGAGAGTCCAACTGTCAGATAATGTCACTCTATACTCCGGGGATTGCTTGAGTGTTCTCCCGCGCATTAGGGCTCACGCAGTAATCACCGATCCGCCTTACGGGTCCACGGCCTGTCACTGGGACAACCCTCTGGATTGGGGACTTGCGTGGGGACTACTGTGGAAATGCTTGCCGGATGACGGGGTGGTTGTATTAAATACGGCACATCCTTTTACATTTAGGCTGACTGGTAGCCAGATCGATCACCATAAGTATAACTGGGTCTGGGTCAAAAACTTGGCTACTAATTTCCTCCACGCCAAAAGGCAACCTCTTAGGTCGCACGAGGAGGTGGCGATCTTTTATCGGAAGCCGGGACGGTATTTCCCTCAGATGACCGAGGGGCATAAACCTACACAGTCAGCCAGAGGTAGTAGTAAGGGGGTCCTATGGCACGGGACAAACGTCAGGAACGAGGACGGGGGAAAGACCACTCGATTTCCAAAATCAGTTCTGGAGTTCCCGGTCGTCGATCCCAAGTGCAGAATTCATCCGTCCCAGAAGCCAGTGGAACTCATGGAGTATCTAGTCAGAACTTACACAAAGGAAGGCGAGACGGTTGTGGATTTTGCCATGGGTAGCGGCTCGACCGGAGAAGCCTGCATACGCAGCGGAAGAAAGTTCATAGGGATCGAGAAAGATCCAGAGATATTTGAAAAGGCTAGGTCCCGACTCCGCGCTTTGTCCGCCGGTCAATCCGAGTAAATAATTCTTGCAAAGGTCCAATCCCTTTGCCATCCTTCAGTCGCTTCAATGAACGTCTTCGCCCTCCATGACAACCCGCGGATTGCTGCTCGCTACCATTGCGACACACATGTCATCTCGCAGACCAAAGAGTCGGCTCAGATCCTTTCGACGGTTGTCTGGATGACCGAAGGTGCCGGGTGCCGCGGCGGGATCTATCGCCCAACGCACCACAACCATCCGTCCGTCCTGTGGGCCGCGGAAAGCAAGGCCAACTACGAGTGGTGCTGGAGCCTGTTCCGCTGGCTCGCGCACGAGTTCCAGCACCGCCGCGGTGGCGGGGTCCACGCCTCGTGGCAGCAGGTCGGGCACGTCTTGTGTGCCCCTCCGCGCCAGCTTCCAGACATTCCGCGGACTCGCTTCGCACTCGCCATGCCTTGGGAGTGCCAGCGGCGTGATCCGGTCGAAGCCTACCGGACTTATTACATGGTCTACAAAACTAAACTTGCCAAGTGGACCGGTAGGCCGGTTCCTCCTTGGTTCCATTAACCGCTATCATGCCAAAGGACTACTCAATCGCTGACAAGCTCGCGGGCCGTGACCTCCACGGACTCCCTTGTCGAATCCCGACGCCGACGCCTGAGCAGGCCAAGTGCTCCCACACGGAATCGAAGACGTGGGACGATGGCTACGAAGATGATGATGGAAACTGGCGCAGTGATTGGCGGCGTGCGGAGGTCTGGATCATGGAAGACATCCCCGGAACCAACAACCTTCGCTGCACTCGCTGCGGCTATACTAGACGATACTGAATCTCAAATGAGCACCAGATACGAAACCATCGCTGAGATCATCGAAGAAGTGAAACCGTCCGGTCGGGCCATGCAGGTCTGGCTACAGCAGCGTGGGGTTCTCGTGAACTCTGAATGCGCGGTCGAGGAAGCGAAGAAGCATCTGGCCGGGTTCGGGGACCGCCTCCGTATCGAGCAGTTAGTCGAGAAGCATAAAAATTTGCCAATGAAACAACAACAACAGGCTAGAGTAAAGAAAGGGTCGTTCGACGACTGGTTTGTGATCGAAAACTATCAAGGGACTGGTCAGCCGGAAGGTAGTTCGGAGGATTGGGCTTGCTTGCTATGGGCAATGCAAAAACGCGAGGGCTACCATGTGGAGCGCCTCGCAGTTGCGTTCGATGCCGAGGGCAATGCTCATTTCTGGTCTCCAAGAAATTCTATGGATGCCCACGCAGCGTTTGTCGCTGCCTCGGATATCGACGCTTGGGTTGCCCAAGTGGAGAAAGCGATCAGGGCCGCACGCTACGGAAGGGTGGCGGAATGCGTGAACCACCTAGTCCGCGCCTCCCACAGCGACATGAAAGAGGCCGGGTGGTGGGATGGGGTTCCGTGCCCGAACGTCCCGATGGGTGACGTTGCGATGAAGCTCCTGCTGATTCACACCGAGATCAGCGAGGGGTGCGAGGGTCTCCGCAAGGGGCTGGCGGACGACAAGCTCCCCCATCGCACTATGCTTGAGGTCGAGCTGGCAGATGCCGTGCTTAGAATCTCCGACCTCGCCGGAGCCCTTGGGCTGGATCTCGGGTCAGCACTCGCAGAGAAGATGGCCTACAATCGCGACCGTGCCGACCACAAGCGCGACGCCCGCGCTCTGGACGGAGGAAAGAAATTCTGACGGTTTGTCCGTCGTTCAAACTTGCCCGCCGTTCGGGTGCCTACTTGTTACCTTCCCTCGCTTCGGAGAGGGTCAGGCTCCGAGGGCGGCGGGCTTCTATCTAGCAAAACCATGGATTACGAATTGATCACACAGCTCGCGGAAGAAATCCGCGGCAGACTGCCCCAAGATAGCCCAAAGGTCTACGCCTCTACCCAATACGGAATGGGGTTCATCTTAGTGGGTGGCGAGAACGGGATCATCCTGCGCCGCGACGATCTCGACCACGAGACTCGGATGAAGATCGCAGATCTCGTCAACGGCCCTGAGATGCCGGTAGGTGGGTCGAGGATTGTAGCATTCTGCGGAGCGCAGGGTTCCGGAAAGAGCACTGCCGCGGAGGCGCTCAAAGGAGTAGGGTGGCTGCGGATGTCCTTCGCCGACCCGCTCTACGACATGATGTCCGCTCTTCTCGGGTGTGATGCCCGGAGTCTGGACAAGAAGCAGCCGCTTGACGCGCTCGGAGGAAAAACTCTGCGGCAAGGTCTCCAACTGCTCGGGACTGAGTGGGGCCGGGATCTGATCAATCGGAATATCTGGACGATGCACATGCATAACCGAATCCTCGCCAATCCGGGCAGGTGCGTAGTAATCGACGATCTTAGGTTCGAGAATGAGTTCGTCTTCCTGCGGTCCACTATGGAGGCCAAAGTCGTCCTGATTGATCGGCCGGGAGTGCGTCTCCCGATCTCACATGCATCAGAAGCCGACTGGCGCTCTTTCCGCTGCGACCATACATTGACCAACCAGCAGATGGATGAGTGGGAGTGGGTCCAGTTTGTCCGCCGGTCAATAAATAGCAGGGATTTCTCTTGCAAAGGATCATAGAATCGTCAGGATGTTTTAAAGCGCACGTTGCGCGACCACCCGATCAAACGAAAGAGATCAATCGAATGAGTGCTACCGTTTTTGGAGTTCCAGTCTTCTTCGGCGTGCCAGAGTATCCAGTCACCGAAGACCTGCTGATCATGCCGGAAGGGGCTGACGTGGTGCGGTTCCGCCTCCGATTCGATCCGGAGGAGTTCGCAACTGCGGTCCTGATTCGCCGCTGCGGCGAGACGCTCTTCACGGAGAAGTGGTTCCTGCTGAAGCGGCCGGACGGTCGATTTGAGTGCCACATTCTCGCTGAAGCAGGAGGGCGCTACAACGAGGAGTTCAAGGACATCCTCGCCGCTTCTCACATCCAGACCATCCGCCGCGGAGGGTTTCCGCTGGATCAAAACATTCTGATCTTCCACAGAGGCCGGTGGTGCATCCGCGCCGTGACTCTCGCCCCGGACAACACTTACCACATATTCTCCGGGCGGCTTTCCGAAAAGGAAGCAAATGATCTCCCGTGGTGCCATCTGCCTGAGCCGGTGGACTGCGAAGAACCTGAACCAAACCAACATAATGAGACCGATCAATAGCAACGTCCTCGTCCGCATGAAGCAACGGGACACCGAAACCAAAGGCGGGATCTACATTCCGGAGCGTGCCCGGACAGTCGAGCAGTGGGGGATGGTCATTGCCGCGGGCGAGAAATGCGAAGAGGTCGCCGCCGGTGACCTCGTGTTCGTATCCTCTACCCAAGGCACGCACTATTCCAACAAGGACGGCGACTTCATCATCGTCCGGGAAGACGCGATCAAGTGCAAGTTGGTCGAAGATTGACACTCCGATGCAAACTGAAGAAGATCGAAAGAAGTTCCTCGACCTGTGCAGCATTCGCATGAAAGGGGGTGTGGCTCCGCCGCCGGAGGCCCCGAGGATCAATGCCTACTGCTGCAACGTGTGTGGGCATCACGAATTGGTCGTGGATACTGCGGAGGGGACTACCCCGATGACGTTGCCCTGCATGTCGGCGAGCGACTCGAAGATCATCGGGCTCGATGGTTCCAAGGCCCACCAGTGCTCCGGCAGCATGATCAGTTCGTGGTATTCCCTACTTCCCGGAGACGTGAAGCTGGAAGATGTGCATCTGGAGTGGCGCTCCCCGTCGCTCGGGTTCTACAAAAGCCTGCTGAAGAAAAACAAACAGCTTGCTGATCATGTCGCCAAGGGCGGGCTAACCCTCCACAAGCGGACCGATCCCAACCGGCCGCTCTGGGCTCATGGCGACTTCTACGTCCACCCGGACGGGACGCGCCTTACCGAAGACGAGTCGCTGGCAATGCTCTCGGGAATTGAAAAGCTCCGCGGATTCGTCCGCATGGAGATCCAGTTGCTCCGTCGAAAAGTGCAGCAGGAAGCCAAGGCCAGACAGAAGAGGATCGAGAAGCGCCGGTCGAAGAAACGCAGGTCTTGATTCTTTAGGTGTTGCGGGCGCTACGGAAGGTCCGTAGTGTCCGATGACATGAAGAGCAGTAGTCGCTTCGTCTTGATCGAGAACCCGCTGACCGGCAATACCTCGACTTCCCGTGCATTGAAATTGTCCGCCGGTCAAATACCGAAGTGGTCAACTCCTCGCGAGGCCCGAGCCTCCCTCGGTAGCCTGTGGGGAAGCCTTACGAAGATCGTCCTAGTCCGCGATCCGGTTTCGAGGTTCTGCTGCGGGGTCGCCTTGTGCG